TTCTCCACGAAGAGGCCACGGTGACCGGGGAGTTGATTACGGCAGCTGCCACTGCCGTCGTCGCATAACTGGCTTCACCTGCCATCAAAGATCATCAGGAGCCTTCGTGACCGCCAACACGAGCCCCGTCATCAACTTCCGCCGAGGCGGCACCGCCGCCGAGCAGGCCGAGAAGGAGGCAAGCGTCTCCTCCAGCGGCCGTCGCGGCCCCGACTACTTCGGCCTCAAGGACGACGGCGACTCCGCAGTCGTCCGCCTCCTCACGGACCACGACGACTGGATCTGGGTCAACCAGCATTCGTTTGTGCCCACCAAGCCGGGCCCCAAGGATGCCGAGAAGTGGCCCAAGAACATGACCTCGGTGTGCCGCTACGACAAGGCGTTCGGCGGCCACTACCAGGACTGCTACATCGACGACGGCAAGCTGAAGAACTCCTTCGGCAAGCCCGCCACCGCTCGCCCCCGTGTGTGGGCCCTCGCCATCGAGCGGGAGATCGTGCGTGGCGACGGCAGCGAGGCCCTCGGAGGCCCGGCCAAGCAGGGTGTCGTCGTCGGCATCCGCGACAAGATCGACGAGGTCGACGAGCTGGGCTCCGACGGCAAGCCCACCGGCAACAAGCTGAAGTACCCCCGCATCCTGGTGATCAACCAGCCCATGAAGGGCTTCTTCGCCCACTTCAAGGCCCTCCACGGCCTGTACGGGACGGTCGTCGACCGGGACTTCAGCGTCACCCGCAGCGGCACCGGCACCGACACCGAGTACAAGATCGTCCCGATCGACCCGATCACGGACCCGGCGACCGGCCAGAACCTCATCAAGCCGGGCACCCCCATCTGGGAGAAGTACCTCCAGGCCGTCGCCGAGCGCGAGGTCAGCCTGGAAGGCATCGTCGCCGACAAGGCCTCCGACGAGTACTACGCCCGCTTTTTCGACCCGACCAAGACGGTCGAGAAGGACGGCACCATCGTCGCCGCCACGGCGGCCACCGGCGGCATGGTGAACCTCTCGGCCGCCGACAGCGGTCCGGCGGACATCTCCGGCGACCTGCGCAGCCGCATCGCGAACCTCGGCGTACCGCAGACTCCCGCCGCCTGATCCAGGCGCACACAGACACCGGTCCGCCCCGGTGCCGTCAGATACGGCGCTCAGCGTTTCAGCGCTGCGTTCTTCCCCGGGGCGGCCCGGTCAACCTTCACCACCCTCCACGCGCAAGGACCACCACCGTGCTGCGCCTCATCAGCTCCTACGCACCTGACGCCCCTTATGTGCAGGTTGGCGAACTTCGCGCCCAGCTTCCCGCACTCGTCGAGCACGAGGAAGACGGCACCCGCTGGCTGCTCGTCCCCGCTGCCGCGCCCGTCATCGTCACCCACCTGACATGGCGCCGCGCACTGAACGACGGCGCGGCCGGAGTCATGGAGGCGCTGGAGGACGGTGTCACTGCCGTCCCGGCACACCGAGTCGAGGAACAAGACCTCGGCAGCGACAGGCTGTGCCTCGCCTACAGCCGCTCCGCGATCTTCGACGACGAGGACGGCATCCCCACCTACCACGAGGTCCTCGACCAGCTCGAAGCCCTCGACAGCCCACCCGGCACTCGCCCCGGCGGGTTCGTGCACCTGCACACCCACAGCGAGTACAGCCCCCTCGACGGCCTGTCCCGCATGGACGAAATCCTCCGTGAGGTCACCCGCCACGGCCAGAGCGCCGTCGCCATCACCGACCACGGCACCTGCGCCGGACACCCCGAGCTGCAGCGTGCCGCCGACAAGGCCGGGGTCAAGCCGATCTTCGGCATCGAGGCGTACCTGTGCGACGACCGCGTCATCCGCGCCGAGCCGGGTGACAAGGAGATGCAGGCCAGCCTTCGCAACGACTACTGGCACGTCTGCCTGTTCGCCATGGACAACACCGGCCTGCGCAACATCTGGGCAGCCAGCACCGAGTCCTTCCGCGACGGCCTCTACTACCGGCCCCGCATGGACTGGGACACCCTCGGCCGGTTCAGCGAGGGCGTCATCGCCTCCACCGGCTGCCTGCGCGGCCCGGTGGCCGTCGCCATCAAGAACGGCGACGCCGACCTGGCCCTCCAGCGCCTGACCCGGCTCATGGACCTGTTCCCCGGCCGCCTGTACGTCGAGCTGCAGCCCAACGACATGCCCGACCAGGTCAAGCTCAACACGGCCCTGGTCGCCCTGGCCCGCGAGTTCAACCTGCCGCTGCTGGCCACCGTCGACTCCCACTTCCCGACCGCCGACGACGCCCACGCCCACGACGTCTGGATCGCCTGCCAGACCAACAAGGACGTCCAGGACGAAGGCGACCTCTTCGCCGAGGACCTGAACCTCTACGTCATGGGCGAAGCCGAGGTCCGCGCCGGGCTCGCCTACCTCGGCCAGGACGTCGTTGAGGAGGCCATCGCAAACACCCGGGCGCTGGCCGAGCGCTGCGACGCCCGGATCGAGGGCGAGACGACCACGCCGTCCTTCACTGGTGACCCGGCCGAGGACGAGCGGCGCCTGCGCGAGCTGTGCCTGGACAACTGGAACCGACTGCCCGCCAACGCCCAGGACTTCTCCGACACCGAGCGGGTCTACCGAGACCGGTACGCGAGGGAGATGGAGCTACTTGTCGACAAAGGGTTCTGTGGCTATTACCTGATGGTCGCGGACTATGTTGGCTGGGCGAAGGACCACGGCATTCTGGTCGGCCCCGGACGCGGCTCCGGCGGCGGCTCCCTCGTCGCCTACCTCGCCCGCATCACCTCGCTGGACCCGGTCAAGCATGACCTCCTCTTCGAGCGCTTCCTGACGCGCGGCCGTGCGGGCCTGCCCGACTTCGACGTCGACTTCCCCGCCAGCAAGAAGGCCCATATCCTCGGCTACCTCCGCGAGCGCTGGGGCGAGCGCAACGTCGTCTCCATCGGCTCCGAGCTGCGCCTGAAGAACAAGGCCGTCATCAACGAGCTGGTCCGCGCGCTGGCGTCCTCCCTCCCCGAGGGCGCGGCGGCCGACCTGCGCCAGGTCTCCGCCCTGATCGACGAGGCCGAAGCGGGCACCGCCGGGCTCGGCATGTCCTGGGAGGACCTCTGGGTCCAGCACGGCGAGCAGCTGCAGCCGTTCGCCGACCGCTACCCCGAGCTGTTCGCCATGGCCGAGCGTCTGGTCGGCCGCCTGAAGTCCTACGGCCGCCACGCGGCCGGGGTGGTTATCTCCACCGGCGCCCCGCTCACCGACTGGCTGCCGATGCGCACCATCGACGGCGAAGAGCAGATGGTCACCCAGTGGGCCATGGGTGACGTCGAGGCGATCGGCCTGGTCAAGTTCGACATCCTCACCCTGCGCACCCTGGACACCATCCAGGAGACCCTCGACCTGGTCCGCGAGCAGCGCCGGTACGAGATCGACCTGGAGGCGTGGGAGGTCGAGTTCGAGGACCCCCTGGTCTGGGAGGAGCTGCAGGCCGCCCACACCGTCGGTGTCTTCCAGATCGAGACCCACTCCGGAACCCGCCTGTGCGAGCGCATGCGCCCCCGCAACGTCGCCGAGCTGGCCGACATGGTGACGATCGTCCGGCCCGGCCCGATGAACTCCGGCCTGACCGACCTCTACCTGCGCCGCCGCGCGGGCGAACAGGCCGTCACCTACCCCGACCCCCGCCTGGAGAAGGTCCTCGCCCCCACCTACGGCGCGATGATCTACCAGGAGCAGGTCATGGCCGTCACACAGCTCCTCGCCGGGTACGACGAGTCCGAGGCCGACGGCGTCCGCCGGATCCTGGGCAAGAAGAAGATCTCCGCCATCGCTGACGCCGGGCAGGAGTTCCTCTCCCGCGTCGACATACCCCGCGAGCAGGCCGAGCGCCTGTGGTCCCAGATGGCCGAGTTCTCCAAGTACGGCTTCAACAAGAGCCACGCCTACGCCTACGCGTTCCTCGCGTTCTGGACCGCGTTCCTCAAGGTCAACTACCCCCGCGAGTTCCTCGTCTCCGCCATGTCCACCGTCGACAAGGACCGCGTCCCCGAGTTCGTCAAGGAGGCCCGGCGCCTGGACGTCGAGGTACTCCCCCCGGACATCAACACCTCCGGCCCCGGCTTCACCGCCGACCCCGAGCAGTACGCCGTCCGCTACGGCCTCGGCTCCGTCAAGGGCGTCGGCGACGTCGCCGTCAAGGCCCTCGTCGAGACCCAGCCGTACGCCTCCTGGGAGGACTTCGAGACCCGCAAGAGCCCCAAGGCCAACGCGGGCGTCGTCGCCCTTCTCGCGCGCATCGGCGCCTTCGACACGCTCGTCAGCAACCGGCGCGGACTGGAGGCCAAGCTGTTGGCTGCCAAGACCAAAGAGGACGCCCGCTGCGTCCACAAGATCGAGCTGTTCGAGTCGACGGCCCTGCCCTGTAGTTTCAACTGGGCCAGCGAGCCCGCCCCGGTCAACCCGCGCACCGGCAAGACCCTCAAGCGCAAGCCGCTGCCCAAGCGCTGCACCAAGGCGTGCCGCCAGTACACCGCGCCGCCGCCGCTGCAGATCGAGGCGGTCGAGCCCTACAGCCCCGTGGACATCCGGACTATCGAGCACGAGATGCTCGGCACCTACCTCTCCAGTACGCCGTTCGACGACCTGGACCCCAACGACCGCGCGGTCTGCCGTGCCCAGGCCGAGCAGCTGGCCGCAGGACCCAACGGCACCTACTACGTCGCCGCGATCGTCGCCGGGGCCCGCCCGCACAGGACGGGCGACATGGGCTTTTTGACCCTGGAGACCGAACTGTCCACCCTCCGCGTCGCCGTGTTCCGCGACGCCTGGGCCGTCGAGCAGCGTCGCTTCACCAAGGGCGCCCTCTGCCTGGCCGAACTCCGCAAGAACGACCGGGGCCTGTCCCTCGTCACCTACCAGCCCCTGTGAGAGGCACCGCCATGTCGATCATCTCCTCCATCAGCCACCCGTACTGGTCCCCCCTCGGTGTCGCAGCCAAGGCGACCCGCAACGGCCTGCAGATCTCCCAGGCCTCCGTCGCTCAGCACACCGGCCTCACCGTCCGTCAGTACGCAGCCCTGGAGAGCGGCTTCATCCCGCCGGACGTCGCCGAGGGCCTCGGCCGACTCAGCCTCTCTCGCCTCGATGAGGCCCTCGGCTGGGAGGAGGGCACCGCCCGCGCCCACGTCGACAAGGCTCTGACGGCCGCCATGTTCCCGACCGCGCCCCCCTCCGTCCCCCACTTCCGGGACGAGACGCTCACCAACCTCGACCGCTCCACCTACCCGCAGGCCGCCTGGCGCCGTCTCGGCAAGGCCATCCAGGCATCCCGCATGTCCTTCGGCATGAGCCGGGGAGCCCTGGGCTACGGCATCCAGTCCACCAGCAAGAGCATCCTGCGCATCGAAGAGGGCCGCGTGTACGGCGATCCGCGCACCGCCCCTCCTGGCGACTACCAGTCCGAGAGGTACGTCCTGAGGCGCCTGGCGCTGCTGGAGATGGCCCTTGAGTGGGAGATGGGCCAGGCCGCGCAAATCCTGGAAGGCCAGAACCAGGCCACTGTCAGTCCTGCAGCGTAAGCTGCGAAATCGAGCCAACCGCCATTGGCCACAGCTGACCGCCATCAGCTACTCCCCGCAAGGAGACCCCGCACCATGCCTCCCAAGAGCCGTCTCGCCAAGCTGCGCGCGGACCTGACCAAGGTCTACGGCGACCGCGTCACCCGGCGCGACGCGATGGTCCGCCCCACCTTCATATCCAGCGGCAGCCTCACCCTCGACTACGCCCTCGGCGGCGGGTTCGCCCTGAAGCGCACTCACGAGATCGTCGGACCCGAGGGCATGGGCAAGACGACCCAGTGCATCCTCGCCATGGTCGACGCCCAGCGGATGTTCCCCGACCGGGGCGTCGCGGTCATCGACATGGAGCAGTCCTTCGACTTCGAGTGGGCCGAGAAGCTCGGCCTGGACCTCGACGAAGACCGGTTCGTCCACATCTACCCGGACCACTCCGAGGACGTCTCCGACCAGATCAGCATGTTCCTCCGAGATGGAGAAATCTCCCTCGTCGCCGTCGACTCCGTCGGCGGCATGGAGTCCAAGGCCGCCTTCGAAAAGCGCGCAGAGGACTCCGCCATGGGAAAGAACTCCCAGGTCATCTCCCGCATGGTCAAGCGCGTCGCGGGCCTGTGCCGGGCGAACAACGCAGCCGTGATCTTCGTGAACCAGTACCGGGCCGACATCGGCAACCCGCGCGGCGGCCAGAAGTCCGCCGGACCGAGCGCCCTGAAGTACAACACCACCACGAAGATCAAGATGAGCCGGACCGGCGAACCGACGAAGAAGGTGTCCATCACCGACGCCGTCTCCAAGGCCCCAGCCGAGCTGGAAGTCGCCCGCCAGATCCGCGCCCGGGTCGAACGCAACAAGCTCGCCCCGCAGGGCCGCGTGGCCGACTTCTGGTTCCGCAACGTCGCCACCGACAAGTACGGCCCCGTCGGCATCGACCGCGCCGACGAAGCCATCACCCTCGGCATCGCCACCGGCGCCATCAAGCGCCTGTCCACCGTCTCGTACGAGTTCCCCGACGGCAGCACCGTCAAGGGCGGACGCCCCGGCGTCGAGGCCGCCATCGCCGAGCGCCCCGAACTGGTCGAGGTGATCCGGGAGAAGGCCCTGATCTCCATCTCCGGCGACGTCAAGGCCGACCACACCGTCTCCTACGACGACGTCCCCGACGGCGTCGACACCACCACCGGCGAGATCCTGGAGGACGCCGCATGAAGCCCCCGAAGCACCTGAAGCGCCTGTGGACCGCCACGGGCAAGCCCCGCGTCTTCTTCGCCGTCATGGTCGCCTGCCTGGGCGTCATCAGCTGGTGTTGGTATCGCGTCGGCCAGCGCCACGACCTCCACAAGGTCACCTCCAGCTACGACTACAGCCTCGGTGTCATGGCCTCCATGACCGCCCTACTCCTGGCCGTCACCCTCGGCGGAGCCGTCGGCCTCCTCGCCCGCCGGTACACCAAGCCGCTGCCCATCGACCCCGACTTCCCGCCCTACGAGGTGCTCTACATCCAGGGCGACGGGAAACCAGAGCGCTGCGCCTGCCACGGCCGGGTGATCAAGGACGGGTCGGTCGTCTTGCAGTGGCCGCAGCCCCCCAAGTTCGCCTGCGTCAGGGAGAGGCACACCCAGTGACCTGGCATTCCTGCGACCACCTCCCCTCGCCGGGGACCTGCGCAACCCTCATCACCCGCTGCGTCGGATGCGGAGCCTTCTGGAAGCGCGTCTACCGCACCTCCGACG